AATTAGTACACTATATTAATGGTGCTACATTTCAAATTACGCCTGAATTAATTAATTTTACTAAAACATTGTTGGATATTGGAAAAACAACAGATGTTACTTTAGTTGACTCTAATAATTTTCCAGTGTGCATATCTGACGTTCAAAAATTCTTTGACAGTATCGTAAATATTTACTTTGAAGCTACCAATGAATACAATGTTAAATATTTGACCTTGAAATCTAAACGCAGTATCCTTGCTATAGTTGACCTATGACCAACGGTGCTGTAATTTTTGCGCAAAATAGTGCTAATTTAGATTATATAAAGATGGCAGTTTTTTCTGCTAAAAAACTAAAAGAGCATTTGGATATTCCTGTCTCGCTTATCACAGACAGTGCTGGATGGCTTGAGCAAGGCTATCCTGACCATGTGTTCGATAACGTTATATCTATCGACTCCCCTCCAAATAATCAGTACAAAAAAATAAACGATGGTACATTGACAAGTAAACAGATTGAATGGAAAAATCTTACCAGAGATAGAGTTTATGAATTAACACCGTATGATAAAACTTTAGTTATAGATAGTGATTATATTATTAATTCTTCTATATTAAAACCTGCATTTGATAATGATTACAATTTTCAAATTTATAAACGTAGTATGGATCTTGCAATGTGGAGACCCACTGCGGAGTTTACTCGGGTCAGTCAATGGAGTATTCCGTTTTATTGGGCTACCGCATTTATCTTTACAAAAAATAATATCATGGAATCGTTTTTTGATTTAGTAGCATATATCAAGTCTAACTGGACATATTTTAGAACCTTGTATTGTATAACTTCAGGAACTTATCGAAACGATTTTGCCTTTAGTATTGCTATTCATATTATGAATGGAAAAACAAATGGACAATTTGCAATAGAGTTACCAGGTATAATGACTTATTGTACAGATAAGGATTTATTAATAAAAATGGATGGTAATCAATTTCAATTCTTAGTTGAAAAAGAAAACTATATTGGTCAATATACTGTAGCAAAAACTCAGGGCATAGATATCCATGTCATGAATAAACTAAGTTTATGCAGATGTATAGATGGAGGTTCTGGTGTCTAAAGGATTTTTAATTTTTGCACAAAATACAGACTGTGTTGATTATTTAGAGCAGGCTTATGCATTGGCCCTTTCAATAAGATATAGTCAACATTCTATTAAAAATGTATCAATAGTTACATCGGATAAAGTTCCTAAAAAATATAAATCAGCGTTTGATAAAATTATACCTACACCGTGGACAGACAAATCTACAAATAGTAGATATGCAACTGAGCATAGGTGGAAATTGTATCACATTAGCCCTTATGATGAAACAATAGTACTGGATGCAGATATGCTGATGCTAGAAGATATATCAACTTGGTGGGATTATTGCGGTAACTATGATTTAAAAATATGTTCTCGCATTAAGAATTATAAACTAGAAGTTGTAAAAGACACATTTCATAGGAAAACGTTTATTGCCAATCAACTGAGTGAACCTTATGTAGCACTGCACTATTTTAAAAAATCTGATAGTGCATACGAATTTTATAAGACACTTGAATTTGTTTGCAATAACTGGGAATGGTGTTGGGATAAATTTGCTCCGGTTGAATACCAAAATACGTGTAGTTTAGATTTAGCAACAGCAGTTGCTATTGAAATACTCATGTGTCACGATACTATATTTGACAAACATAGTCCTTTAGAATTTATTCATATGAAGGCCCATTTACAAGGATGGGATTCTCATAGTGAAAATTGGCAAAATACTGTTCCTGTAGTTTTTAATGCTAAAGGAGATTTAGTTGTTGGAAACATCAAACAGAGTAAACTTTTTCATTATATAGAAAAAGATTTTATTACTCCTAAGCTACTTAAACGTTTGGAGGATTTAGTAAATGGCCAAATTTAAAAAAAATCTAGATCCGCCGGTTCATACGTATTATGCTTATTTTAATCCTGAAACTGAGAAGTTTCATTCGTCTTCAAATATGTTAGACCTATCTCTAACTCATTATGCCATAATCAAAGTCGATGAGCACATAGCGTTATGTTCGGGTAAAATAAAATTAGATGACTGTATGCTTGACAAACAAGTTGACTTTGACGGAACAATTACATATAAATTAATAACTCCTCAGTTGCAAAATGAGTTTAATTTTCAAAATACACTACTAGAGTGGGTTTTGGAATCGCCTGTAAAAGATACAGAATTTACAATAGAATGGAACAAGGTAGATCGACAATGGGTATTCTATATTTCAGATGCAGGACGAGAAATTCTAGAAGGTCCAATGTACGATAGTACTTTGGTATTTTTTGTCATGCTAGAAACAGATTTTGATTTTTTGATTAGGACATTTTATATTAAATTACATACTATATTAAAAGAAGGAAAATTAGTGTACGATTTTGAAAGTAAATTAGAGGATGATATTAGCAAACTTTCAATATCAACTAGACGATTTTTTAACAGTTACGGATTAAAAATAAATGATTAAAATTATAGAACAGGATATTGTATTTTTAAGTTACGACGAGCCCAATGCTGAAAAGAATTATGCAGACTTATTAAAAAAAGTACCATGGGCAAAACGTGTGCATGGAGTCAAAGGCAGCGATGCCGCGCACAAAGCCTGCGCCGCAGTCAGTGAAACAGAATATTTTGTTACGGTAGATGGTGACAACATCATAGATCCTAAATTTCTCGAAGTTGAAATTGATGTTGAAAAATTAAAATTAACTCCGGATCATGTATTCAGTTGGTGCGGCAAAGTTCATGTTAATGGACTTATGTATGGTAACGGCGGCCTGAAATTATGGACACGCAAATTTGTTAACGAAATGAAGACACATGAAAACAGTGATCCAACCGATAAAAAAGGTCTAGTAGAATTTTGTTTTGATGACAAATATTATCAGTTTAATGAAAACTACAGCGAGAGCTTTACTAATGCCACACCATTTCAAGCATGGCGAGCAGGATTTCGCGAAGGTGTAAAAATGTCATTAGATCAAGGATCTAAAGTTCCTGATCTTAAAACTATTTGGTGGCAAAATTACGATAGATTACTGATTTGGTGTAATGTTGGTGCAGATGTTATAAACGGTGAATGGAGTATGTACGGTGCTAGAGAAGGTGCTTATCTCACTAACTGCACTGATTGGGATTATGCTAATGTGCGTGATTTTGAATGGCTTACTAACAAATGGAGCAACAAGTATAGTAAGATCACAGATGAAATGCTACCATACGAAATAATGGGCTTGGGCGAAACATTAACACGCGAGTGCGGTTTAGAAATGGCAGAGCTATCCACAGACGGCAGTAAATTTTTTAAAGCAGTGTACAACAATTCTCCAAGAATTATTCGGAGACGCTGATGTACGACATTGTGTTTATATCATTCAATGAACCAGATGCTGATAGTCGATATTCTATTTTAGTAAAACGAGTATTAAAATTAAAAAACGGTATTCATAGAGTACATGGTGTTAATGGAATTCATCAAGCTCATATAGCCGCCGCAAAACTTGTACGTACCAAAATGTTTTGGGTAATTGATGCAGATGCTGATATACTTCCTAACTTTAAATTTGATATAGATTTAGATCCTAGCGAAGAAGATATTGTACACGTTTGGAGAAGTATTAATCCAATTAATGGATTAGAATATGGTTATGGCGGCGTTAAATTATTGCCAACAGGATTAACACGGTCAATGGATGTAACTAATCCAGATATGACAACTAGTATAAGCTCTCGATTTAAAGCAATGGAAACTGTTTCAAATATCACAGCATTTAACACGGATCCTCTCAGCACATGGCGCAGTGCATTTAGAGAATGTGCTAAATTAGCCAGTAAGAGCATTAGCGGCCAAGAGGATACTGAAACAGAATACCGTTTAAAAGTTTGGACCCATACAGGTGGAGATAAACCGTTTGGAGAATACGCCAAAGGCGGTGCCAGTGCAGGTGAATGGTTTGGAAAAACTTATAAAGATAACAAAGAAATGCTAGCCAAGATAAATGATTACACTTGGCTAGAATATGAATTTAACGGGCATGTTAAAATGTTTCCACCGGAAACATTTAAAGGAGACTGGCCGCTAGAGGAAAAATCTCAGCAATCACTTTAGCACAAGCAACAGCAACTTCCTGATGCTCTTTCTGAGTACCGTTAGCACTACGTAGTTCAATAAAGTGTACCCAACTACGTAGTGTACCATTCATGTAAATTCTACTTTCTGTAAGACCTTCTGGCAACACAGCACGAGCCTGTTCTTTTGCTATGCCGTTAGCAATAGCCCACTCGTACTCACGTTTAGCGGCATAGATAACTCGTTGTTGAGCCCTGAACCATTCGTTTTGTAGCAATTGATCTTCAACTGAGACGCTGTTCTGTCTGTTCTTGGGGTCTTGAAGTCTAGCTTCTCTTGTAACAAAATTGAGATCTTTCGTTGGGTCAGCATAGCGTTGAGAGAACTCTTGGAAACTGAAACTTCTATGCCGCAAGATTTGTCTAGCAATGTCCCTAGTGGTTGTGATTTCAATACAGGCGGAGACCATTTCAAGTGGGCTCCAGTGCTGGTGTTTGACCAAGTATCGTATGAGCTTGTCAGATGTCTCGGTGTTAAGTTGGTTGCTTGGGTTGGACACACGGGCGCAATACGCAATGAGTTCCTGCGCATCTGCGATGCCCATATCTGCAAATTCTTTAGTGGGTTGGCTGTAACTGAGTAGTCGAACATGCATTATTTATAACTTCTTTTTTTTAAGGAATTTTTGAGTACTTGCTTCTATGTCTTTTCTTACTTTTTCAGTGTCTAATTTAAAATCTATATTGTCAATTTTTTCTTCGTAAGTTCTAAAAATTTCAGCAAGGCTTTTTTCAAAGGCAGTCCAACCTTCACGTTTAGTTTTGGCTGTTATACGTATTTCCCAAATTTTGCCATCTTTAAAACTAACCAGTACGGTATGAAGATACCTCAAGGGTAACACATTTAATTGTACTTCACCAAATACTTCTGGCCAGTGTGCTATGACATCCTTGGGAAGAATTCTTCCCTGGTTTGTCACTATACTTTCTTTTTGGTCGGAACCAACTCCTCGGCTTTGCGGCGCATTTCAGCGGCTTGCTTGGCCATTTTATCAGCTTGACTACGATAGAATCGTGCTTCAGTTTCGGGACTATCAAACGTAGTGGGTTCATCAGTTTGAGTTGGTTCTGCAACTTTAATAACGGTTTCAGCTTTCTTAGATACTTTAACCTTATCTTCTAAAGATTCTTTTAGAGAAAGATCGTCAACTGACACTCCGCGTTGTTCTGCAATAACTTGATTTAACTCCGATAGTAACAAACTATACCCAGTGGTAGGAGTCATCTCAATAGCGCCTGTTGATACTTTGATTAACCGTCCAGTTGCATGTAGTGCTGGCAACATTCTACTACCGTCAGGAAATTGAGTTCGATCCATAGCTTCGGCAAACTCGTATGCTTCTTGACCAGAATTACTTTCTACCAAATTAATCAATGCATCGTGATATATATCCGGTAAATTTTCTGTTGGAACAATCAAGCAATAATGTGCTTCACCAGGCAGTGTTCTATATGCTATCAAACATTTTTTGTTTGTAGCTTTGACACGACCCACGTGTTTGAGTTCTTGGGCCATATTATGCTCCTGTAGCTGGTGCGGCTGG